TAAAGGAACTTCTTAATGAAAAAGAAAGATAGGGACTTCAGCTTGCTGTGCCTGAACATTCAGGGACTGGCGCGGATGCTGTACTCAGAACTGAACGGCAAACGCGGTGTGTCATCGGACAAAGCGAAGGAACTGGCTGCGCAGATTCTTGCGGAAGCCTCACACCTTCATGTGGTGGTGACCACACAGGAGTAACTGAGATGGATGAAGCAGACAAAGGCAACGAGACAGCGGACAAGACGCTACAGACTTACATCAACCGAATTCGCAAACGTGCTGAGACTTCATTGATCCCAACTGGATTTTGTTTTAACTGTGAGGAGGTTATTAGAGGAAGATTGTTTTGTGATACTGAATGTAGAGATGACTATGAAAAGCGCAATGATGCGCACAACAGGAGAACTCCATGAAACGTAGAAATGCAGCAAGCACTAAAGTCCGCAAGTACGCGGCTCAGAACCCCCATGCAAGTGTTAGAGAGATAGCAACTGCTATCGGGTGCAGCTATGACTTGGCGTATAACGTCCTATGGAAAGACCGTAAAGACGCTGAGAAAATAACGAACCGTGTACTATCGCGACGCATCGAAGCGCACCTTGCGGAAAGCCAAACGCCAGGGCAAGAAGTCCACGCCAACGACGTACAGATTGGTGGTGATCACTACAAAGGCAAGAGCATCCAGCCGTGGGACTACATCGTTGCCAATCGTCTCGGATATCTGGAAGGCAACGTAGTCAAGTACATCACGCGCTGGCCGCAGAAGGGCGGCGTCAAGGATCTTGAGAAAGCGCGGCACTACCTCGACAAGCTCATCGAAACCGCTAAATAAGAATTCTTGAGAAGAGTCGGCTTCTCTGGTATGAGCAGACGCCGCGCCTTGTAGATGTATACGTCTGTGCAAAATGCAGTGCTCCGACGGGTGTGCAATTGTGCTGCATATCTCTCCTACACCATGACAGGGGGCATGGAATCTACATATCCCCCTACCCTTTCCTAACTTGGAGACAGCTTATGGCGATGACACCAGAAGCAAAAGTAAAAAAGGCTGTCAAGCAAATCTTGACCGAGCAAGGAGTCTACTTCTTCATGCCAGCCGCCAACGGGTATGGGCATGCAGGAATTCCCGACATCATCTGCTGCATAGATGGGCAGTTCGTTGGCATTGAGTGCAAGGCAGGCAAAGGCAAGACAACCGCGCTTCAGGATCGTGAGATCGAGAAGATCAACACTTCTGGGGGCATTGCCTTTGTGGTAAGCGAAACAAACATTGGCTACGTCAATGAAGTGATTAATTCAATCAGGAGTAATGCAAAGTGAAACATGCAGACGTAAAGGTCAGTCATTCGTTATTGATGGATATGTACGATACGATTCGCGAGCAAAGCGGAGCAGAGGCAGCACAAGCATTTGTTTTAGCCACTTCGTATATCGGACGCAGCTACTGCGCAGATTCTACTGTGGTATGCGTATTGCTGATTGGCGATCTTAGTGACGATGATCGGCTTTCTGTCGCATCGCTTGGTGTTAGTCCGATGGAAGCCATCAACATGCTTACCAAGGCAGCTAATTTACTTACCAAAGAAGAGATGGAAGATGCACCCGATGCAGAACATCTTAATTAGATTAAAGGAGAGAGCGTCATGGGCATGCCGTTCAAACGGGTACTTGTTGTTGACTTTGAAACTGCATGGGGTCGTAAAGCAAAGCTTGGCTTCTCTGCACAAACGAACGAAGAATACATCCGTGACCCACGCTTTAAAGTGTGGGGGCTGTCATGGGATGAAGTTGATCTAGATGCCGACGAGCGCTGGGATCAGACAACAAAGCCCATCAATCGTGCCATCTGGGTACGCGGCAAAGACGTACAGGCATGGGCAGATAAGATCGACTGGAGCACAACAGCTATCGTCTGTCAGAACACGCAGTTCGATGCATCCATTCTTGCATGGATCTATAACGCGTTGCCTTGCTTCATGTTCGATACATTGAGCATGGGTCGAGGGCTGCGTGGGGTGGAAGCAGGCAATAGTCTCAAGCAGCTTGCGCAGTACTACAACCTGCCGCCCAAAGGCGAAGGGCTCGCCTCTTCAGAGAACATCCTCGATACGCTTCCTATTCTGGTGGAGCAGGAGCTTGCTGATTACTGCAAACATGACACATGGTTGTGCAAGCAGATCTTTCTAAACCTGCTGCCGGGGTACCCGACAAAGGAATTGCGGCTCATCGACATGACGCTCAAGATGTATGTGCGCCCGTTGCTAGAGCTTGATCAGGACATGCTTGTCGATGCGATCCTTGAAGAGAAGGAGCAGCGAGAAGCACTGCTGAAACGTCTCGACCTGACGGACAGCATGCTGGCAAGCAATCCTCAGTTCGCCCAAGTGCTGAAAGCGCTGGGCGTCGAAGCGCCAACAAAGACAAGCAAGACCACAGGTAAGACAACCCTAGCCTTAGCCAAGAATGATGCCAAGTTTCAGGCATTGCTTAACTCGGACAACGGGGATGTGTCACTTGTCTGCGAGGCTAGGCTAAAGGTGAAGTCCACCACGGAGCGTACTCGTGCACAGCGCTTCCTTGATATCGCCAAGCGTGGGCGCTTGCCAGTGCCACTGGCGTACTTCGGGGCAGTCACCGGACGTTGGACTGCTAGCCGGGGCAGCGCGATCAACATGCAGAACTTAAAGCGCGGGTCGTTCCTTCGCAAAGCCATCATGGCTCCAGAGGGTTACAGTCTCGTGGTCGGGGACTTGTCCCAGATCGAGCCCCGTGTGCTGGCATGGCTGTCTGACTACGAGGATATGCTGGATATCTTCCGGGCTAAGGGCGATCCCTACGCCCAGTTCGGCGCACAGATGTTCAACATCCCCGGCTTGACCAAAGATAGCCACCCGGACTTACGACAGTCGGCCAAGTCTGCGCTGCTTGGCTGTGGCTATCAGCTAGGCTGGGCATCATTCGCTTCGCAGCTACTCACCGGCTTCCTTGGTGCGCCGCCTGTTCTTTACGACAAAGACTTTGCTAAACGTCTTGGTGTCAATAAGGAATACATCCAGCGTTTTGCTGACTGGAAAGAGAACCTTGCGCGTATGGGGGAGATCCCCCGTACCTGTACGGAAAAGGAACTGTTGATCCACTGTCTGGCAGCAAAACGCATCATCGACATCTATCGGGCAACTGCGCATCCGGTAGTCGGCTTCTGGCAATTGTGCGATGCACTAATCGAGCGCAGCCTAGCGGAGGGCGAAGAATACACGCACAAGTGTCTGGTGTTCAGGAAGGAGGAAATCGTACTTCCAAATGGCATGAGTTTGCGCTATCCTAACTTACGCATTGAGCGCAATAAAGGTAGGAGCCAGTGGGTTTACGGGCCAGACGCTACCAAGTTATACGCAGGCAAGATAACGAATAACGTGGTGCAGGGAACTGCACGGATTGTCATGACAGACGGCATGCTTCGTACTGCGAAGCGTTACCCTGTGGTGGGTACTGTGCATGACGAACAGATTGTGATGGTGCCGCAAGAAGAGGCTGATGCCGCCCTTTCTTGGGTGCTTGAGCAAATGACAATGGAACCGGCATATATGCCGGGGATTCCGTTGGCTGCTGACGGTGGCACTCACCGTCGTTATGGTTTAGCCAAAGGCTAGGAGAGTACTGATGAACGCAATACCTAAGAAGCTCAAGATCGGTCGAAGCTGGTACACCGTGCACACGAATATCCGACAACGCAAACCAATCTTGGGCAAGACTTACTACAAACTTAAGACGATTGAGATAGCACCGCTAAAACGCCATAGATCTTACTTGGACTTGTATGACACTTTCTGGCATGAGGTAACGCATGCAGTCCTGCATGAAATGCAAAATCCTTTGTATCGCAATGAGCAATTCGTACAGCAATTTAGCGGATTATTAAATAAAGCAATCATGAGCGCGAGGTTCTGATGGATGTTGCAATACGCTGGTCCCACTCATCGTTGAAAGACTACGAAGGTTGTGCGCGTCGGTATCACGAAGTTAAGGTACTGAAGAAGTACCCGTTTCAAGAGACTGCCGCAACCCGGTACGGCACAGATGTTCATGCTGCGATTGAGCACTACATCCTTGAGAACAAGCCGTTGCCGCCGCAGCATGCGCAGTTCAAACCGATAGTGGACGCTATGCTCAAGAAGTCGGGCCGCAAGCTTGCCGAGCATGAGATGGCGCTCACCAAGGAACTTGTGCCCTGCGCGTGGGATTCTGAGGATGCGTGGGTCCGGGGTATTGCTGACATCCTGATTGTTGACGATGACAATCTGACTGCGTGGGTCGGTGATTGGAAGACAGGCAACAACCGATACCCGGATCGGGATCAACTTGTTCTGATGTCGCTGATGGTCTTCGTGCACTTTCCGCATATCCGCAAGGTCAATTCGGCGTTGCTGTTCATCGTTAAGAACGACATGGTCAAGATGCAGATGCTGCGCGAACAAGCCCCTGCGTTCTGGGACAAGTACCGGGAGCGCATCGGCAAACTAGAAGCCAGCTATGCACACAACGTATGGAACCCGACACAAACCCCGCTCTGCGGCTGGTGCCAAGTGACCGGCTGCGAGTTTAATCCAAAGCATTAAGGAGTTAGAAATGACACAGAAGAACGGTAAGCGTGACTACAAACACGCATACAAGCTACAAAAAGCATCCGGCGAAACAGAGGATCAACTGGAACGGCAACGCGCTCGTCGCAAGTATGACAAGGCTGGTATCGACCGTAACGGCAAAGACATCGACCACATCCAGCCACTAAGGTCAGGAGGCAAATCAACCACGAACAATATGCGACTGCGATCTAAGAAAGCGAACCAAGCAGATAACGGAAAATAAAAAGTAGGAGAAGCGCTGTGGAGATTGTCGAAGATAGGGCGGTTCTTATAAAGACACGCCGTCCTGAGAAGTACGCAGTTATTCCCAAGTCTCGTGTGATCGAGCAACACCCCAACGGTGGCTATACCGTAGCGGTGCACTTTGGTCTGGATGAGATGCGGGTGTTAAAGAATCTAGGCGTTAAAGATGCGCCGTCACCAATCACGCGTCGTTACGATTGGCCCGGACGGTTCAAGCCTATGGCGCATCAGATCGACACGGCAGCGTTCCTGACGCTGCACCGTCGTGCGTTTTGTTTCAACGATCCCGGTACCGGCAAGACGCTGGCTGCATTGTGGGCAGCAGACTACCTGATGAAGCGCAAAGAAGTTCGTCGGGTACTGATCCTGTGCCCTCTGTCGATCATGCACAGTGCGTGGATGCAAGACATCAGCAACAGCGTTCTGCATCGTACGGCTATCGTAGCGCACCATTCGCAAGCAATCCGCCGTATAGAGATGGTGCAAAGCAACTATGAATTCGTGATCACGAATTACGAAGGCTTGAATCTGATTGCCAAAGAAGTACAGAACGATGGGCGTTTTGATTTGGTCATCGTAGACGAAGCAAATGCCTACGCTAATCCAACCACGGCACGTTGGAAAGCGCTGGCCTCGATCATCACGCCGCACACTTATCTGTGGATGATGACGGGTACACCTGCTGCACAGTCGCCGATTAACGCTTACGGGCTTGCCAAGCTAGTCAACCCAAACGGAGTGCCTAAGTTTCTGTCTGCGTGGCGGGATCGCGTGATGAACAAGGTCACCACATTTAAGTGGGTGCCCAAGGCAGACGCAAAAGATACGGTGCATAACGCGCTACAACCGGCAATACGGTACACGAAAGAGCAATGCCTTGACCTTCCTCCGGTACTGATAGAGACCCGCGCAGTGCCGCTATCTCCGCAGCAGCTTAAGTACTACAAGATTCTGAAAGAGCAGATGATCATTCAGGCGGCTGGCGAGACGATCACCGCAGTGAACGCAGGCGTGGCACTCAGTAAGTTGCTGCAGCTAAGCTGCGGTGGCGTATACACAGATGACAAGGAGGTCGTGGAGTTCGATTGTACGCCGCGCTTACGAGTGCTGGAGGAAGTCATCAGCGAGACCAGCCGCAAGATCATCGTGTTCGCAATGTTCCGTTCCAGTATCGACAACATCTGCAGCTACTTGGACAAGCGGAATATCAGCTTCGCCCAGATTCACGGGGGCGTGTCTGCAACAAAACGTGCTGCCATCATCCATGACTTCCAGACCAAGGATGACTTCCGGGTGCTGGTTATGCAGCCGCAGGCAACCGCGCACGGTATCACGCTAACTGCAGCAGACACCGTCGTGTTCTACGGACCGCTGATGAGCGTGGAGATGTACCTGCAATGTATCGCTAGAGCGGATCGTAAAGGACAGCAGGCGGACAAAGTGACTGTCGTACACATCCAAAGCTCTCCGATTGAAGAGCGGATGTTCAAAGCGCTTCAGTCGAAGGTCGATGACCATTCGTTGTTGGTCGGCATGTTCAACACGGAAATCAAAGGCGCATAAAGACTGCTTGCATCCGTGCTGTACTTTCCTGTATTCTTGTAAAAAGTTGTACAAAAACATAAGGAGAAGCATCATGGCAGATCAAGAGGATATTTCTGTCAGCGTCCCGATGGACAAGCTGGCGCGGGTGTATCGTAAGATACAGACCCGCATTCAAGAACTTACCGCTGAGTACGAGACGCAGGTCGAGGTGCTTAAGGCACAGCAGAACGCTGTGAAGATTGCACTGAAAGACCAGATGCTGGCACTCGGGGTTAAGTCGGTGAACACGGGAGAAGGGACAGTGATCCTGTCCGTCAAGACCCGTTACACTGCGCAGGACTGGGATGCGTTCAAGCAGTTCATCATCGAGCATGACGCGGTGGATCTGCTTGAGAAACGTATTGCCCAGCTAAACATGACGGCATTCTTGAAAGAGAATCCTGCCGTTGTGCCGCCGGGACTGTACTCCAGTCCTGAATATGCAATCTCTGTTCGTAGACCATCCAATTAAGTGAGGCTTTCATGAGCAACATTACGACGTTCAATCCGACGCAAGCTCCCGCATTCGCAAAACGTGGCGAACTCTCTGATATGGCAAAAGCGCTGGGCGGTGCATCATCCGCTGGCGGTGCCAAGCGTATCTCGATCAAAGGCGGGGTGTTCCGCCTGATGCATGGCGGCAAAGAAATCGCCAGCATTGAGGACAGGCACCTTGAGGTTATTCTCGTTAAGGCTGCGCCTAAAGTTTCCCGAATCTTTTATGCGAAGTCTTACGACGGTGAGAACATCACCGCGCCCACTTGCTGGTCGCAAGACGGCGAGACGCCTAACGCAGACGTAGATACGCCGCAGGCTTCCCGTTGTAGCGAGTGTACGCAGAACATCGCCGGATCTGGGCAGGGCAACAGTCGTGCGTGTCGTTACCAGCAGCGAGTCGCTGTTGTGCTGGCGAACAACCCGGACGGCGATGTACTGCAACTGGCGCTGCCGCCTACGTCGATTTTCCACAAGGCGAGTGAACCGATTGATCAGGAGCGGATGCCGCTGCAAGCGTATGCTCGGTGGCTGACTGCTAACAAGATTAATCCGGAAGAGGTCGTCACGAAGCTTAGGTTCGATATGAAGTCTGAAGCGCCTAAGCTTTTCTTTCAGGCAGTGCGCTGGCTGAGTGATGATCAGTACGAGGCGGCGCAGCAGCAGGCGCAAACGCCTGAAGCACTACGCGCAGTCACACTGACGGTCGCTAAGATGGATAACGTGCCGGAAGCGGCTCCGTTAGCCTTAGCAGGAAGCCGACCGAAAGCAAAGACTGCTGCCGCTGAGATCGACGAAGAGGTGACCGAGGTTGTAGCGAAGGCTAAGAAAACCAAAGCTGCTGTCGCAGAAGAGGTCGATGAGCCGGAGGTACGCAAGGAAGCCAAGAAGCCTGCTGTCAACGCCAAGGCAAGTCTTGCCGAAACGGTTGATCAGTGGGATGACGAGTAACATTAAGTAAGGGCTGGGGCTTCGGCCCCAGTTTCATCTATGGCATACACGCGTAACGTAATTGAACAGATCAAGTCGCAGCCCATGTCGTTGGGGATTCGATTAGGTCGCTGGGCAATTTTTCTGGATATCCCTGTAGCGAAGATCGCGTTAGCGACAGGGGCTACACGGCAATCAGTCTACAACTGGTTCAAAGGTGGAGAAGTCGCCCGAGCTTATCGCCCCGCCGTTGAACTCACAATCGCCTGCATGCAAGGCGCGAAGACAGGAGAAGAAGCATGGGAAGCAATACGTCAGCAGTTTGGCCTGCAAGTCTGACTAACGCGGAATTAGCTAAGTACGCGTGGCTGCTAGTCTGTGAGAGTCCTCAGATGTCTGAGGATATAAAACCTTGGTTCGTGGAGTTAGTAAAGCGCTTAGAAGTTTCTGTTGACGACGGCAAGTAATTAACCAAGGACTGTTATGAAACCGCTGGATTTTTTAGCGGAGGTTCTGCCGTCTCCGGAACACGGGGTTTATTGTATTGCAGAACTAAGCTCAAGAATAAAAGAACATGTTTTTGTTTATGACCTTAAGGAGATTAAACCCAGCGTTAAAAACTGGATTCAGAAACACCGCGATGTTTACTTCGCACTATCAACATTCGATCCAGAAGTTTTGCAACTGACAAAGGAACGCCGCACTGCAAAGAACGCTAGATACATTAAGTCGCTGTTCCTTGATATGGATGGTTATGCGACGAAAAAATCAGCAGCACTGGCCTTGGCAGAGTTCTTGGAGAAAACCGGGCTAGACGCGTTTGGGCAACCGTATCTCGTTGATTCTGGGGGTGGGCTGCATTGCTACTGGCCGCTCACCGAGACTGTGGATATCGTTACATGGAAGCCTGTAGCGGAGAATCTCAAGCGCCTGTGTAAGCAAGAAGGGTTGAGCATTGACATGACTGTCACTGCTGATGCTGCACGAGTACTGCGGTTACCGGGGACTTTCAACAACAAAAAGAAATACAACGAGCCGCGCCCTGTCCGGATACTGCTTGAAGGCTCAGCACGAGTAGACATCAAGCACTTCGCAGCAACGATTCGCGGGTTGCTGACAGACGCGTTCGCCCCGGCAAGCAACAACTTCTTGCCAACCAGTGTCACTCTTTCTGGCAATCGCCCTACAAAAGCGCAAACAAAAAAATCAGCTACGGCTGAAGCGCTGATGAACAACGGCGTGACGCGCTTTGAAACCATTTGGCTCAAGACGCAGCAAGGCGTGGGCTGTGCGCAGCTTGACTACTACATGCATAACGCGCAGCAAGATGGCATGGAGCCGCTGTGGCGGGGACTGCTTTCATGGAGCAAGGTCTGTGAAGATGGTCTGCAGTACAGCGAGAAACTGTCTGAGCTACATCCGTATCCGTTAGATCGGATGCATAAGAAGCTTGAAGAGATCAAAGGCCCATACCCCTGCGTCAAGATGGACAGCGAGAATCCCGGCGTCTGTCCTAAATGCCCATACTGGGGGCAGATCACCAATGCGCTGGCGCTAGGGCGGGAAGTCAAGATCGACAATCGCGCCAAGGTATACAACGTCCCTATTCAGGCGGATTCAAAAGACAACGAGGAAGAAGATGTATCCGATCTAGACGACGGCATCAATGACGGGCGCACCGTAAAGCAAGACGAGGAGGGCATCCCGCTAAACATCAGGACGCGTACAACTATGCGTCCGACTCCGCCAAAAGGCTTTGACTATGGTGAGAATGGTGGCGTGTATGTGACGATGAAGGAGAAGGATGCGACGGGCGTGGAGATCAAAACGCAAGTACCCGTCTTATCTTACGATTTGTTTGTAGTCGATATGCTGCGTATGCAGGAGAAAGAACATTTCGCGCACTTAATGGCGATAAAGAAGATCGGCGTTGCTGGTGAGAAACCTATTATCGAACATACCCCAGTGTTGCTGCCGAGCAAGTCGGTAGTAGCTAAAGAAGAACTGCTCAAATGCTTAGCGTCGCATAACATCTACGCAGCACATGGAGCGTCGATGGACCCCTACTTATTCCAGTATGTTCGGGCATGTGTTAACGAAGCGTCGCTAACAAAGCCTGCGGTAGATGTGCCAATCCAGTTTGGCTGGCAGAAAGATGGTTCTTTCGTCTACAACAACCGAATTTTCTTTAAGGACGGTACGGAAATAGCCGTGCCTATGCCGGGGCTGGAAAACCTCAATCGGAATACCAACAGTAAAGGCATCCTGCAAGACTGGCGTAAGCCTTGGGAACTGTTGATAAAGCGCAAGATGTATATGCAGCTTGCGTTCTGTATCGACTCATTCGGCTCGGCACTGATGCGGTTCGGTGAGTGCGAAGGCTTTGTATGGCACATCGGCTCAACAAACTCCGGTACGGGCAAGTCACTCACGCTAAGTCTTAAAGCAGGCGTCTGGGGGCATCCGCTGGCATACCGTACAAGTAAGGACACTTCTGCGGTAGCGCTCCAAAACCGTGCGGGGTTGCTCAATAGCTTGCCGCTGCTAATTGATGAGGTCACCGTCAAAAGCCGTACAGACGAGAACTGGATTCCTGAACTTATCTTCAACTTGTCTGAAGGGCAAGGTAAAGAGCGTATGGAGTCCGGGGCTAACAAAGAACGCCTAAACAACAGTACATGGTCTCTTACTGCTACGCTGACTTCCAACACGCACCTGACCGATATGCTTACCGGCTCCAACAAACACTCGGCACGGGGTGAGATGATGCGGATGCTTGAGTGGGGATCGGAAGAAAGTCTTGTGTTTTCTGACGAAGAACGCGAACAACTTAAGCTATTGAGGACGAACTATGGGGTGGCTGGGGAAGCATGGTCCCGCTGGATCGTAAAGAACCAGCGCACAATCAAAGAAGTTCGTCAAAAAGTGCATCTAGAGCTTCGCAAAAGGCTTGCGTTTACCGATGAAGAGCGGCACTGGCATGCGGGGTGCACGGCAACAGTAGCAGCGGCTATTTTGACCGGGCCTAATTACGCGAACATCATAGAATTTCCTGTCAATGCAGTTATCGATGCTTTAGATGAGTGTCTTAAGCGAGCACGTTTAGTGTATAAAAGTTCGGCACGATCAGCAGAAGACGTACTCAACGCATACACCCGTGAGTTTTATGGCAAGTTCATCGTACTCAAAAAAGACAGCACCAACATTCTTGCTAACTTTGGCGCAGAAAATTCAGAAGGTAAGACAAGCACACGCAATACTGTGATGGGCCGTATCGAACACGAGATTACACGCGAAGGCTATATTGATTTCTTTATCGAAGAGCATCTACTTAAAAGTCATTGTGCATCTATGAGCTTTGGCTATTCAGAATTTAAGCGACAGCTAGGGAAGCTGCACTCAGAAGGAATTTTCGTTAATGTTGTTCGCAAGAACATGCTGGCGAGAACTGATGGGCCTGCAATGCGCGTTCAAGCGCTGCATATCGCGATACCTAAAGAGCGGTTCGATGATGAAAACATGGGTAAAGTTTCCGTGGGATAGGATTGAGCGGGGACAGGTTGTATTCGTCCCCTGCTTGAACACGGAGAAGATGCGCGAATGGGGATTGCGCTCAGCAATCCCCTACCGCATCAACTTAAGAGTCACCTCGGGCATCCGAGGAGGTTTGTATGGTGTTTTGTTTAAGCGGCTTTCTTAGCATACTCGCGGATCTGCCGAGCAAGCCGAAGCTCCAACTGCTTGATCGCATCAATCTTGGCTTTCTTTTGCTCGGAAGAAAGCTTCGGGTTTGCGGCAATCTGTCGTTTTGCTGCTGCCAGTTCCCCCATTTGCTGCCGAAAGCCGCCGCCCACCGAGTTTAGAGCAATCTGGTTGGCGTACTGATCAGCAAACTCTTTTGCCGCTTTCGGATCGGATGCCAGTTGCTTGTAGCTGTATGCCGCCTTAGCCCATTGGTTGATATCTTGGAAGGCTGCATTGATGACACCGCGTCCGGTTTCCGGCTGGAACATTGAACCGATAACAGGTATCTCGTTGAGTGCTTTCTCGGGCTTGGAGACTTGATCACCAGAGAAGGGGCGCATCATGACATCCGTTGCTGCCAGCGTAAGAATCCCGATATTCCCTACATAAGACCGGACCAAATGCTCCAGACCTATTGGAGAGATGCCCAACGATCCTGCCAATTTCGCAATCTCTGATGTGTTGGGGCGGTATTGCTGCGAAGCAACCAAGCGTTCTTCTCGCGGAGAGATCACGGACTGTCCGCTGTAGAAATTGTAGTTTGCCAGCAACTCCAAAGGTCCGCGTACCGCAGTTGGGATTGGGATGCCGCCGCTTGGGACAGACTGCAGAAGCTGCTTACCCAATGTCTTTGCCGCCTCACTTGCCCTAGTATCGCTAAGTGCGGTGTTATATAAAAGCTCCGGCAATACTTTGAAGATAAGCCCCATTTCAAACGGAATCGGGATTCTTAGTGCGGACGTTTGTCCCGGTAACGGGACGAACCAACTTGCCGCACGTTCTTCCGGTGTGGCGTTCTTGTACGCCTCATCGTCCTCCATCATCATGGCATAAGCGATTGTGCCAGCGGCCATCAACGCGCCGCGCTTGAGCATGACATTCCGCGCATTCATCTTTTCTTCAAACGGCACGTTGCCCCAAGCCGAACGCCAGACAGCGTCCAGACCAACAAGCTGCGCGTGGAAGAACGGGATCATGGACGACAGCCAATGCAGACTGGCAGAAGTGCCCCGGCGTGAGAAGTTCATTGACTCAGCGGTATACAGCAGCGCCTCGGCATGCGACATACC